GAATATTTTTTGCCTTCTCCATCCGCTTTTCTTTTTGTCCCTGTTCTGGTGTTGATCTAGGTTTTGCTGGTTTTGCTGGTTTTGTCGGGGATAGATCTTGTTTATTTGGCGTGGCATCGTTTCTCTTTAGCCTCTGCATAAATTCTAAATTAGATTTAGAAAGTGGAGTTGAACTTGGAGTATTTCTATTTCTAATAAAACGACCTTCGCTATCAATAGCTTCATCAATATTCTCCTCACCATAAACACCATTGTAATAAGATTCTGTTAAATCCTTTAGTTCGTCTGAGTTCATTTATTCTACAAACATTTATTTCTATTTATGTAAATCAGAATCCTGCCGTGAATTTTAGATGTTCAATGGCATTCTTAATGTGATATGTGCGGCCATGGATCATTTTGATAATATCCAGTAGATAATCAATGATGGTTTTGTAATATTCAATCTTCATTGTAATTTTTGATACTTCTTTATCTGCCTCAATGACAGCTGGTAGTTCTCTTTTATTGTAAATGACGTTTGATAGTTCTTCTGGATCGTCGCCCTTTCCACTGAGATATTCACGTTTCTTCTTTACTATTTGTTTTTTATCTTCTTCTGCCTTTGTTTTTAGTAGATTGATTTTTATCAGAATATCATAATACTTTGAATGGAGTTCTGGTATCTTCACTGATTCTAAATGAAGATTATCTACATCAATTTTAGAATCTTCTTTCCACATTGCCTGAATATCATTTATATTCATAGAGCTTGTTTCCTTTATTATCAGTCACTTCAAAGTAAGTGTATTTGAACTTTACTTCGGCAGTGAACGGGTTGGCATCGGTTATTGTAGCATCAAAAATCAGTGTTGTCAAGTCATAAGGAAAAAGATCATAGAACCGAACCTGAAAATTTGATCGTTGATTGCTGTTCAGAACAAAAAGAGTTCCGTCAGAATAAATGTTCATGGCTGAATTTAGTCTGGTTGAGATCTTATCGTTCTGTTCTTGTAACTTATAGATCTGTTCTAATGTTTCTGGATATCCAAGACCCTTGATCCAGTTGTATATTTCCATATAATTTGTAAAGTCTTCATCGACCAGGAACCGAAGATTGAAATCTTGAAAATCAATCTTATTTCCTGGTTGTGAGATGTCCTTTAGATATGTTGGCTGTTTGGCAATCTGCAATGTCATTGAGGGAATATTTGCAGTATTGCTGAAAAAAGAAACTTTGGGTGTTCTGGTCAGAACAAACTTAAATTGAGTTGGATATAGAAAATTTCTGTTTTCTATTTGTCCTGGGATATTACAATCGGCCATTTTTTAACTATTTATGGGTGGTCAGTGGCTCAAGTGGCACAGTTAGGGTGGTTGATGGTGGTTGGATGCTTATGATGGAGGTGGTCACTTGTTGGAGTCTAGATACATATGAGTCATTTATATGATTATGCTCGACTATTCTCTGAGCTAACAAAATATTTTTCTTCTGAACGTAGAGAGAAGATTGAGAAGAAAAAGGAATTATTGCGGGAGGATATGGAGAAGGAGGATAATAAAAAAGAGGGCTGATGGTGCCCTCTTTTGGGTTTGTTTTATTTTATTCTTCAGCGACCACTACGACGACGTTGGCGGGCATGATAATCTGTTGGGACTTCTTTATAGTGTATAGGATCATCAACATAAGGATATCGAGATTTAAAGCTATCATTTGGTTGTTCTGTTCTTCCATGTCTAGCTTCACCAGGAATTGCATTCATTCGATTAATTTGCCTTGCAGTCGAAAACTCATTTCTACTAAAGTTATCTCCTTTTTTAGTTTCTCTTTTTACATGGGAATCCCAGGCCGCTTTTCTTGCATTTCTGGTCGCTGTTCTAAAATCTCTACCTTGCTGAGCAAACCCAACATTTGGTGTCCTAAGAACATTACCACTACCATCATTTATAGGAATACCTTTTCCACCTTTACCATAAACTAGGCGGATAGTATTATCTGCTTTCTCCATAATATCACCCAGCCATTCGTCGCTCATGTGGGTCATAATGACTTCGGCGCTTCGGGCATCGTCAGCATAACCTTCTGACAGTAGATGATCTAAAACGACATCATATAGGTCTTGTGATTCTGGTAGATGCCTAGAGCCAGTTTTTACTCCTCTACTAGCAGCATGAGTTTCTTGTCTATTTTTTGCTTTCTTATTTAAATATTTGCTAATACCAGTTTTTGGTGTCCCCAATAGACTATTGGTCCGTAATACAGGATTTGAATTAAGGCTTCTAAAATCTCTCCTTGCTCTACCAGTTTTTAGCTCAGCCTCTAGTTTTTTCCTATCTTCATCAATATTCTCTTCACTATAAACACCCTGGTAATAAGATTCGGTTAAATCCCTTAGTTCGTCTGAGTTCATTTATTCTTAAATTAAATAACTATACTACTATTTAGCATTATACAAGTTTCTACAGTTACAATTGCATCTTATGAATCTCAAAGAAATTATTTCGGATAATTGGGAGAAAAATAAATTCATTTCAATATCATTAAAAGAAGACATAAGATCCAAACTTATTGACGAAACCAGTTTTCTTGATCAACATTATAAAAAGATTCCCCTAAGAAACCGAGCATATGTAATTCTTCATGATATCACAGAACAAACGATTCCAAAATGTAAGTGTGGCTGTGGACAACCGTGCGCCCTGAATGTAACTAATTCTGAGAAGGGATTCAGGGAGTTTGCTGGCGCAACGTGTTCCAGAAAAAGTAAGACGATTCCACATGATGCTCTTGCCAAACTGAAGGACTTTGATTGGCTTTATGATCAAAGAATCGTTCAACAGAAGTCGGTTGAATTAATTGCCCAAGAATTGGAAATTTCCGATGCGCCTGTTCGTAAATGGATTTTCCAACATAAGATCAATGATATGATCGACTGTAGATCAAGAAATAATTCTGCAAATTTAATTCTTAGAAACAAGACAGAACTGGAGAAGCTCTATAATACTGGACTTACATGTGAGGAAATAGCCGAGCAACTATACACAACGAAGGCAACTGTTTCTAGATGGTTGGGATTTCATAATATTCAAATCAGAAGTTCAAATTCTTATGAAAGGAAAATCAAGAGAATTAGTAATGAGGAAAACGAACTACTGGACTTCATAAGATCCATATATCCAGGTGAGATACAGTCATCTAATCGTTCTGTTCTCAATGGAAAGGAATTGGATATTTATTTACCAGAATTTAATCTGGCTATTGAATATAATGAGCTGTATAGTCATTGTTACAAACCACATGAGAAGACAGAATCGTTAATTAAAGGACCCAACTATCATCTAAGTAAAACGGTTTCATGTGAAGAACAGGGCATTCAGCTTCTACATGTGTTCAGTGATGAATGGAAACTAAAGGGGAATATTGTTCGTGGAATGATTAGAAATAAATTGGGATTGAATGAAAAGGTATATGCTCGTAAATGCGATATTATTGAGGTTGGTGTACATGAAAAGAATACTTTTCTAAATGAAAATCATATTCAAGGGGAGGATAAGAGCAGAATTAAATTGGGTCTGGAATATGATGGGGAGCTGGTGTGTCTTATGACATTCACGAAATCTAGATTTAATTCTGATTATGATTGGGAGTTATCCAGGTTTTGTTCTAAACTAGGATACAATGTAATTGGTGGTTTCTCTAGGTTATTAAAGTATTTTAGAAGTCAATGGCCAGGTTCTATTGTTTCTTATGCAGATCGACGATATTCTATGGGTAATGTGTATGTAGTCAATGGATTTAAGTTGATTCGTATTAATTCGCCTGGTTATTATTATGTGGATGGGAATTATAACAAGCGATACAATCGGCTGGGATTTCAGAAGAAGCTTATTGGCGCTGTTGGTAAGACTGAATATGAACGTGCTCGTGAGTTAGGATTTAATAAGATTTATGATTGTGGTACTTTAGCTTATGGGTTGGGCTGAGCGGCGACAATATATGATATTTTAATCATGATGTCCGAGCCAAGCCAGACTTGACATGCAAACAGCCGGCATGGTAAGGTTGGAACGGTTCTCCGAGAAATGACAAATGAAACAAATTACAAGAAAGGAAATTGAAGATGGTATGATCCTCTTCTGCAAATCTGGTAGTCATGCCTATGGTCTAAACACAGAAACATCGGATTACGACTATAAGGGCATTTGCATTGCACCTCAGAGGTATTATTTGACTCTTTTGGAATTTGAGCAAAAAGATAAAGGTTGGGATGATGACTGCCCGGTAGATACCAAGTTTCCTTGGTTAAGTGGGTCAGATTCTCAGGTCTACGAGCTAAGGAGATATCTGAGGCTTGTCCAATCACAAAATCCCAACATCTTAGAGATATTATGGCAAGAACCAGAAGATTATTTGTACTGTACGAATATGGGAAAAATCCTGATAGAAAGTCGGCATAATCTACTTACAAAGAAAATTTCGGGCACGTTTATCCAATATGCGCGAGCCCAGATTAAAAAGATGCACAGCCATAGGAAATGGTTGCTCGAACCTCCTACCAGCAGACCGAAATGGGAGGATTATGGTGTCGATTCTCCCAATTTCACCAATGAGCAAATTGAGGCATTCATAGAGTATTTGTACATGATTCTGAGAGATAGGGTTGAATACTATCAGGAAGCAAAAGATTTATATGAAATTATTCATGATAAAGTTGACTGGAAAGGTATTCTTAAGCAAAACGTTCTACCAGATAGTTGCCTAGAAATGACACAGGAACTAACAAGGGCAAATAAAGACTTCATGTCATTGCTCAAGACTTCCCAACAGTATCGTGCCGATCTGAAGAGGTGGTCTAACTACCAAGATTGGCTCAAGAACCGGAATGTTAAGCGTTCAGAAATTGAAAAGATATGTGGTTATGATGGTAAGAATGCTAGCCATTGCATCAGGCTCCTAAAGATGGCTATTGAGGCCATGAAAACTGGTGAGCTTATTGTTAACAGAGATAAAGCTGGTGATCGTGACCTTCTTATTGACATTAAAAC